CGCCCAGTTTTCCTGGCCGTAATTAATGACACCTTCAAGAGAGTCCAGCTGACCGACATCTTCGAAAGCAATCCCAGCGGCGACCAGACGTGCACCAACTTCCGAGGTTTCGATAGTGGTTTCAGTCCAGGAACCATTGCGCAAGTATTTACAGACTACAGAGTAATTCCCCGTAGCTTCGTCGCTTTCTTTCCCAAACATAATTCGAAGCTGTTGAACAGCATCAATTACAACCTCCTTGGCAATCTTTGAAACGTGTGCTTCAAGGAAAGAGTCAGGGATGGGGACCGCTGGAGAGGCAAATGGGTTGGCCAAGGCCGCCATGTACCTAGCTTGAGCAGCGTGTCCAGTACTGATAAAATCAATACCCGTGTTGGAGGGAGATACGGCTCCCCCCGTCCTAGCATTATTCTTAATTTTCATGTTACTCATTTTAACACAAAAGCGACAGCTGTCTAACTGCAGCCATTAGATCTTTTTCAACAAGTTCTTCAAATTCAATTACGACTATGGGCTCGAGTGAAAAGGCTTTACAGTAGCTAAGAAGGCTATCTTGTGAGTAACCACCAGGAAGAACTGGTACTTTCTCATAGTCTCCTTGCTTCATCCAGTAAGCTAAACCGCCTTGCAATTCCCCTTCTAGTCGTTCATTTCCCTGACGACTCAGAACACTGTAAAATGTTCCAACTAGAGGGCAATCTGCATACAAGGACAGTCCGCAAAGTCCAACATCCCTAAGGTAGTTGTAATATTTTGCTACACCTCTGGACGAAATGGCAATCATGTCTTTGAAAACACTTTTTGGTTTACGCACCATCATCCACCCTCGATCCAATCGAACGGGTTTCATCTGGCAAAATTCAATATGCTCAACATGGTATACGGGCTCTTCAGCAACCATGTTGAATCCGTAAGCAACGAAGAACAAATCAAAACCATCAAGAAATCTTGGTAGTTCTGAGAGCTCCATTATTGCGACAGAATCATCCCCATTGTTGACTAACTTGAAATTCAACCCTAAGGTCTCTTTCCAATGCAACAATATGGATGTCATAAGAATTACGTTCCCAACAGAAGTATTCATATCACCTGACATTCTGCCAGCTGCCTTATACTCGAAATCGAAAATGTCTCCTTTACCCTTGCAAAAATTCACAAGTTGGCGTCTCAACAACCAATGTAACTCTGAATCACCTTTCCTAGTGCTCCGGAAAAGGCGTCTGTAAACAGAATGTTCAAAGTTAAGAGCTTGTCTTGACACATGTTGATCAAATCTGCTGGCATCTAGCCCTACCGCTACCGGACAGGAAAAGGTTTGCCATTTCCTCACAATTTGATCAGCCATCGCAGGTAAAGTACAATGCTTAAATACTGTTTCTTCCCCCCATAAAGTGTCTATACCCTTGTAAATAGCCAATTCATTATATTTATTAATGTACTGACCAAGAAGTATGTTGTACTTGTATGACCGGGGTGATATGATTCTAGGATCTTTATCCGAAGAAGCGACAAGTTCCCATTTTATGAAAATGTTAACATGCCAATCTTTCGGTAAAAGTTTACCTTGATCCAATAATTCCTGATAAGCTTGAGCGTAGGCCTGGTATTTACCTTTAGGTCTACTTTCCACAAACTCTTCACGAGTTATCTTTCTCACCCTTACACACGAAGCCAACCGCCTTCCCACACCTTGTAAGTCTCCGTACCACACAGGTTGGAGAAAGCTACTATGAATAAAAGGCGAATTACGCCCGCTATGCATAGGTGCATCTCTAAGACCTTTGATTAGATAGTGAGGCAGATAATGGTATTTTCCAATTAACTGATCATAATCGAATCCAGGGTTCTTAATTATCAACACCCTATTACAGATGCCAATAAACATGTTGTGTGATGTTGAGTTGAAACAGCTCCACTGTCCGACTATTCCAGTCGGACCCACATATGTGTTAGAGTTTCTAGGGTTCCTATTCTTATACAACAACGTTAGACCACCTATTTCCACTTTCAAAGCAGAAAACACAGGCCTATCTAATCTAGGAATAGCCACGCACTGTGTGGCCAAGCGTTGTTCTATTAGTCACTCCCGAAACTCTTCTATCCAGTTAGCCTTAACTATTTTACGAACGAGCGGTAGGTAAGTTTTAATCGCTTGATCAGTTAGCTGATGGCCAATGCTGATTTGGGTATTTCCCGAAACTACGTTTCTGTATGTGGCCATAAACGCAGGTTCATGCCAGCTACCATCTGGACGCATGGTAATAGTTATTTTATCTGCAATTAAGCGAATTCGATGCATTTCTTTGTAATCATCCTCGTGCTTAACTGGATCAGGCACAAGAACAGGAATCCACGAACCGAAGTCCATGTGGTCCCTCTTATAGTTTGGTGGATACATGATTAAATATCCCCGCACCAGATTCTTGTACTTTGATTCAGTCCAATCTCGAAGGAAATTGGGTTTGCCGTCGTTAACCTCATAGAAAAATTTTATCCAGCCACTACTAAGTCCATGATCAGCAACGCAATGGTATTCAATCTTTCGTCTGTTTTCAGCCGAACGATCTAAACTTATCACGTCGTAGGATATTTTCTGAGTTTTGGCTTGACAATCCCACAACCCAACGTCCACTGGTGGTGGTTGGTTCCAAATAGCATGCCATGTGGCTTGAATTGGAATGTTAGTGGGTAAATCTGTAAGGCTAACGTCATTAACACCTAGAGTCTCCCTCCAAGTTTTGTTAGTTAGTTCATAAGAACGGTCATTAGCACTATGCCCGTCTCTCCTAATGACCACGCAGCCTTTGTTAAACAACTCAGACACTGCGTCGAAAGTCAAGCTGCTATACTCTGTTGAGTATTGCACTTTGATTTTCGTCTTAGAAACTAAATAGTCTTCGCTAATTTTGATTACATTGTTGATCCGCATCAACACTCTTTTGCGGTGGTTTTGTACCAACCGGTATACAAACCACATGGTTCCAACTACAAGAACCAAAGTAACGATCAAGTTAAAATTCTCCCAAGTGACCAATTTGGAATAATCTGGACTATCACGCTTCACCCTGTCATACAGGTCTTTAAATTTTCTCCCACAGGAAATGGAAAAGTTCCTGCTATGTTCCAACGGATTGGGAATTCCGTTGACGAGTAACCGGTTGTTAATGGCGACTCGAGGTGCTTTACTCACCCCCCTATCGTTTCGGGCACCAAGGGTTATATCTTTAATATATCTCATCGTCTTTGTTATCGAAAATGGCCATGTCAATTTGCAT